TAATTCTTGCATTAATTGTTCTGCACTTAATCTGTCTGTGCCCCAAACATCTATCTGGTAGCCTATTATTATATATATGAACTTAGCATTTTTAGCTAAACGCTCATTAGTCCCTTTAAACTCTCCTGTCTTCGTAAAAGTAGGGAGTGGGTTTTGAAAAGACAGACCCTCTTTATATGAAGGGTAAGCTGTATTTCTCTTATCTATAGCTATAGTAGTGTTAGGGTATAAACTTATGAACGGGAAAGTTATCTTACCCTCTGTGTTCTTAAAAGCGTATTCAAATGCAGTGTTTACTGGCTGTAAGATTATATCTCCATTAAATACTTCTTTGAATAGTTTTTTAAGACCTTCTCCATATTGGCTAAAATTACTAAACATGCATCAATTCTCCTTCATATTAAAGTTTCTAATTAAGGATTGCTTTGCTTTAGATAATATATGAGTTGGCTTTGCACCTTCTCCACCATATTCTAAATATCTTAAAATAAGATTAAATCTGGTATGTTCTGGTGCTTCTAGATAACCATTCTTGAATGTTATACTATTTAAAGCTTCATGCAATTCTTCTTCAGTGAATATTGATAGAAACTGTTTAAAAGCTAAATCTTCATTTAATTTGCTTTTGTTTATTTCTATCAATATTAAATTTCTATATAATTCTCTTAAAGAACGAGCTCCAGTTAGATAATCTCTACAATTTACTAATCTCATAATAAATCTTCTTCTCCGATTAGTTTTCTATTAAGAAATCTATTCTCATTAGTCATATCATTAGGTGTAGGAACTGGGTTTGTTGGAGTTAGTTGTTTTCTATGAGGAGCTAAATTACATATAAACATAGCTAAATCCAAGTCAGTTTTTACATCAACGATATCAAACTTTTCTGTTTGGTAAGAATTTTCATTATGAGGGTCTAACCTTGCAGAAATTTCTAATATGGCTCCTTCTGAAGGATTTATGTTATTATCTTCAGAATCTTTAAAAGTTAAATAGCAAAGTATTGGTTTTGAATCAGACCCTTCTGTATACCAACCATATTTTAATAGTTGAGCTTTTTTAGGGTTCTCTACTAAATAATAAGAAACAGTTACTGGAGTTTTCCATTGATAATACTCATCAGTATTAACTTGGTTCTCAGTTAACACTTCATAAAGAAGTCCAGAGCGACCTTGAAGGTTTGCTCCTTCTACAAAGTGTTTTCTATACATCTCTATCTCTCTAAAAGAAGGGTATAATTTTCCTCTAAACTTCTTATCTGACATAGTTTCCTCCTATTCTTCTACTTTTTCCTCTACTTCAGTTTCTTCAGCTTTAGTTATTACTTCTTCATCTTCTTTTACAAGTTCTTCTGATTCATTTTTTAAGTCTAACTCAAAAGAATCATACATTCCATTAGCAAATTTTACAGCTTTTATTCCATCAGCTTGTTTGAATAAAAGATATGGAGTTTTGTGAACTTTTACTATGCCTATGAATTTCATATCTGATGAGTCTAATAATTCTACTTTAGCTTCATTTTCAGTTGATACATTTACTATGTTATCTGCATCATCTAATTCAATATCTAAATCCCATCCAAGATTTCTATAAGTTGATTCATCTAGTTCTTCAGACTCTTCCATTCCCCTAGCGACTCTTACTCTATGTAAAACATCTTTTCTTCTATCTTCTGCATCATATGCATCTTTTTGTCTATTGTCTCTATATTTTTTGTGAAACTCTAAATCTCTTTGAGCTTTCTTAACTTTATCTTCATAATAATCCATTGATTTATCTGCGTGTTCTACTGAAGATTCAGCGTCTTTTCTATCTTTTACTGCTTTTTTATAATCTTTTATATTTTGAGATATACCGTCTGAATATTGAGCCATTTCATCTCTATCAGCTGAAGCATACCCTTTTCCTTTACCAGTTTTTATTCCTTTAGGAACATACTCTGGGTAGTATTTACCTTGACGAGATTTTTTCTCTGTGTCTAATTGATTTTTAAAATCAACTTTTTTCTTATCTTCTCTAGAATATTCAGATGGGTCTAACCATCTTTTAGTTTTTGGGTTTCTTATTCCAAAAACTTTTCCATCAGATGTTTCTTCAGTTTCATATCCCATAGCTTTAATTTTTTCTTTATTTTTTCCAGCATTAGGATTAGCTAAAACTCTATTTACTTCTTCATTATCTTTATTAATCTTTTCATTAAGATTTTCTTGATAACTTTCAAATAGTTCGACAGTTTTACTATTTCTCATCTTTATTCCTCCTATTATAATATATAAATCTCACCAATTAATTGAGACTCTAAATTAGCTTTTTCTGCAGCAGCTTCTTGTAATAAAGTATTACCGTCAAGAGTGTATGGGCTTCCATCTACTGAGAATTTGCTTCTTACTCTACCAACTAATTCTTTAGTTAGAGCTAAAACATACTCTTTAACCCAGCTACAGTACATTGAGTCATCAGCTACATCAGATACTACTTTTGGTCTAACAGATAATTCTATTAGAACATTTTCTTGATAGTCATCTAAATATAAGTTTGGCTTAATGTATTTATGATTTATACTCTTTTGGTAATTAAATTCATTTTGTAGTACTTTATAAGATTGAAATCCTATAAATCTATTAATGAAAGTAGCATCATATAAGATTACTCCATTACCACCAAAAGCATACTCTTGAGCTGTGATTAAATCTGTGTTTTTACAGTTCCATACATTTCTAACTGCAACTACAGGCTCATGATTAGATAAATCTATTACTTTTCCAGAAGCTTGAATATATCTAACACCTTCATAATAAGGAGCTAGTTTATCTAGAGCCATCTTAATCATCTGATTTATATCTTTATTTTCAGCTTCAACATCAACCCAGTTTATACCAAGTTGAGTCTTTACATAATTTCTTACATCAGCTTCTGTCATAATTTACCTCCAGTTTATTTAGTGTATTCTTTATAAGCTTCAACAGCTATTAAATCTTCTGCATTAAATTTAGACATATTTCCTGATAATTGTCCTTTTGTAAGTTCTGAGATTTTCTTTCCTTTATGTTTCGTAGAAGTTAATATATAATCTCCAGGATTGCTAACTTCTTTTTCTACTTCTTCTACTTTTGTTTCTTCAGATAAAGCAGCTTTTAACTCTTCTTCTGGTATTGGGCCAGCTACTAATTCAGATTTTAAATCTGCTACAGTTGCATTACTTTGAATAGGTCTATAATTATAATCCATTCTTGGTTGAACTGGTGCTATATTTTCTTGTAAATCTATTACTTTATAGCATCCATCTGGTTTAGCATTTAATTTATGGTCTAACAATAGAGGTCTTAGTTGTCTAAGAGCTTCTACTCCAGATTGAGTTAATCCTTTAATATAAATATCTCTACCTGCATTTATTTGTACTTCTCCATGTACAGGTAATGTGAAAGTGAAAGAGCCTTCTCCTTTAAAACTTACTTTTGCATTATAAGTATTCATTTATAATTCCTCCTTTATATTATTGCTACAAATCGTAACTCTTAATAGTATTTATAATTCTGTTGCAATTAAAAACCCTCTGGCATTTTACCAGAGGGTGAAAGGTTCATTTATAAGCAAACTAATTTATAATTAGTTGTTTACATGTGTTATTAAACCATTGCAGAAGAATTCTGGAGCTACTAATTTCTTTCCGTAAGAAGTAGCGTATCCTTGATGTCCAAAGAAGTCACTTCCCATTAAGAATTGAGTAGCCATAATTGGCATATATGGTGCATATACGAATCCAGTATCTAGAGTAACATCTCCTCTGTATACTATAGTGAATTTGTCTGCTGGGTAATATGGATTTTTAACTATTAAGAATCTTCCATTTAAAGTTCCCATTATATGAGGTCCTGCTGTATTTAAAGATGCAGCAGCTTTAAATTTGTCCATAGTTTCAATTATATTAGCAGCATTTTCTCCAACTATAACAATGTTTGGAGTTACTCTTCTAGTTTTTGTATATACTTTGTTAGCTCCAACTATTAATGTTTGATAGAAGCTTTCATAGTGGTCATGTTTGTTAATTCCGAAAGGAACTGGCATATTGAAAGATACGCTCATAGTTGTTCCAGAATTTCCTAAATCATTTAGGATTTCACCATCTATTTCTGCTCTTATTTCATCAGTAGCAGTAGCTTGTAATAAGTTTTGTAAGTCTATATTTTGAGTAGCTGATAAATCAAAAGCTGCATCCATGCTGAATCCAGTTTTCAATTTTCTTGGTCTAGCTGTGATAGTTACATCTGCAATAACAGTTTTAATTGCAGGTACGTTAACTGGTGCAGTGAATAAATCTTGTTGATAAGATACTTCATTGTCAACTATTGTAACTGCAGCATCTAATTCAACTTTACCTGTAGCATAGTCTATAGTACCAGCTTCTACTCCAGCTTTTAATATTTTACCATCAGCATCAGTAAATTCATTTGTTCCATCTGTAAATTTGATAGAACCAGGAACTACTGGGTACCAAGCTAATACAAATGATTGGTTGTCAGCTGCAGGAACTACAACTTCACCTTCAATTGTTTCAGCTGAGTAATTGAAAGCATCTGGTATTTTATCTGCATCTGGTCCAACTTGAACATAATTGCTTATGTTATCTCCAGCTGAGATTCTACCTCTGTTGCTGTCATATACATGTTTCATGTAGTAAACAACACCAGCTTTTTGTTTTAATGGTTGAACACTAACTACGTCTTCTGCAACTAATGTAGGCATTACTGCAGCAACTAAGTTTAAGTATTCGTTCTTTTTAGCTATATCAACAACTTGAGTACCAGCTTCTGTTAAGATTCTTGGTGCTTTAGCATCAAATTCTCTAGAAACGTTCTCTAATAACATAGCTAAAGAAGTTTTTCTTTCAACATTTAATCCGCCACCAAAAGCAGCTGATTCTTTAAGAGCTTTGTCAACAGCAGAAATCATTCTGTCATGTTTTTTAACTAACTCTTCACCTTCTTTTAGATATACTTTATCGAATATCATTAGAACTTCCTCCTTTTAAAAATAATATTTTATAATTTTCTACTATTTGATATCTCTAAAAATAGAGATATGTTTAGTATCTCCTAATGCTCTATATACAAAAAATGCAAAAACCGTGCAGATTTTTGCATTTCTTACTATTAAGTTATATGGTTTGGTTCTGAGAATGTCTCAGAATGCATTCTGGTGCTTTTGAGTTTTAATAGCGTTATTCATTTATTCTAGCGTCTAACTTCTTTAATCTTTCTATAACATTTGTTTTAAATGCTCTTTCTTCAGACTCACAGATATATTTGAAGCTATTTTTTGTTTCTTCTACTTTCTCATCTAGTCTTCTATAAGAAGATAATATATTAGCTACTTCAGATTCAGTTAAAGATTTCTTGTTTTTCATTAGTTCTTCAGCTTCTACAATAGCTGGTCTAGCTGCAGCTACTGAAGGTCTAGCTACTATATCAAAAGTGAAAAGTTTATATTCATCTGGGTCTACTGTATTATCTGATAATACTGAACCAGCTCCTCTAGAGCTAACTCCTATTTTAGAACCATAGTCTAAAAGTTTAGATACTATTTGTCCGTTAGGAGTATCTAATATATCTAATTCTCCCCAAACTTCTTCTTTTTGGTCATCTATCCAGATTTTGTTTATACAATGAGAGATTTCTTTTATTTCTAATTCTACTCTTTCTTCTGGGTGGTCTAGTTCTCCCATCATTATTTTATTGTTTATCATTTCTTGTACATACTCTGAATTTATAGCTTTTTCCCAAAGAGCTCTTGGGTATATTCTTCCGTTCCTGTTAGGTTTCCAGTCTGCTATACATCCTATTACTCTTTTTAATACTCCCTTAGGCTTATTTGATACTTCAGCCTCTGTAAATAAAGTGGGTCTTGCTACTTCTGTTAATTGAATTATATTTCCCATTCTTCATCCTCCTATTTAACCAATCTATAATTTTGTTTGTCTTGATTTAATATATCTAAAAGTTCTTCAACAGTGAGAACTCTAAGTTCTTTTATAGTTCCTGAAATCATCTTACATTCTGCCCAGTAATTTTCTCTATCATCTGCGTTATATCTGTTTAAGAAACAAGTATTTGCTGAATTTTTTATTTTTATACCAGCATGCCCTTCTAAATCTTCTTTTGTAAAATTTGACCAGTAAGATTCTTCTATATAAGCTTCATCTTTTTTCTTTATTTTCTCCATGTTATTTACCTCCTCTAACTAAAAGAGATTTACAGATATTCCTCTCTCAGCATCTTTATTGTTAGGGTCTGGAGCTTCGTAAGTATTACAGGAAGTCACTTTATATTTTTGCGATAAATCATTTAAGTAGTTTACCATTTCATCTACCCTCATTAATTTATTTAGACTAAGGTCTTCACTTTGAACTAAGAATTTATCGAAAGCTGCGTAATAGCAATCTACACTAAAATCCTTTTCTCCTCTAAATGCTATATGAATAGAAGAGTTTCTTTGACCTCTATCTTGAAGTTCTACTACAGAATCTTTTAGTACTTCTGAAAAAGTTCTTTCAGGTTCTTCTTCAGCTTCTGGTTCTGAAGTAGTTTCTTCTTTATCTAAATTCTTATTATATTCTATGTTATCTCTGTCTTGTTGATATTTTTCTCTAGCTTTCTTTTGTTTAGCTTCTTCTGCAGCTCTAGCTTCTTCTTTTGCTTTTTCAGCATTTTGCTCTTCTGCAGTTAATTCATCTCTAGTCTTATACCCTATCTCTTTTAAAGTTAATGCCAATGCATCTGCAGTTTCTTCTGGTTTAGTTATGTCATAAGAGCCAGCTTTAGCTCCCCTTAAACCATAGAAAACGTTTGAGAAAACTTGATAACCATCCTCTAAGTCTGAGTGATTAGAGTTAAAGTCTATCATTACTTTGTTTCCTTTAAAGTCTTTTCCTGTAAATGTAGCTGAATTAGGTCTTTGAGATATAGGGTCTGGAGCCATTTTTATTTCATATTTATTTTCTAATACTGGAAATACTTGACTAACGATTTGTTTAAGATATTTATTTATATTAGCTTTACCTTTTCCAAATACTTTTTTATCTACTATAGCTTCTTCTAATTTCTCCATCTTATCACCTCTCTATTAAATGTCCATTATTATAAAATTGTTCTAAATCATGAACTAATTCATTCTTAGTCCAAGAATTATTATACTTTTTCTGTAAGTCGTTATGTAAATCTTGATATCTTTTCTTAAATTCTTCACTATATATTATATTTTCTGCAGATTCTACTTTATCATCTTTTTCTAAAAACTTCTTTACTTCTTCTGGAGTTAAGTAATTATTCCAGTCAATAGAAGCTTTCTCTAATAACTTTGCTATTATTTGATTAGATATACTCATTATTCTACCCATCCTAACTTTTTAAAATATTCTTTTATATAGTCTTGGTCTATTTCTAATTCCTTAGCTAAACCTTCAACTCCTTTTTCTCCAAACTCTTCTTCTATAAATTCATCTAATGTCATATTAGGGTCTGATTTATTTATTCTATCTATCTCTTGAGCTAAGCTTCCTTTTATATCTTCATCATCTAAGAATTTATTAAATCCTGCTTTAGATGCCATAAAGTCATTCATATAAGAATCAGCAGTTTCCCAACTAATTTTATCTTTCTTAGTCTTAGCTTGATGAATAAGTCTTCCTCTATTAAATGATTTATAACTATCTCCTTTATTGTAAGCTAACCAGTTAGTAACATCTTTTGCCATTTGTTCAAATAGCTGTCCTGATTTAATTAAGTCTACTACTGATAATAAATGCTTACAAAGAGCACCTTTTAGTCTTACATTGTTTACTTGAGGAGCTCTTGTTTCTGGCTCTAATCCATAATCTCTAGTATGTGCCATGTATTTAAATGACCAATATAAGAAAGAAGGGTCATCACACATCAATCTTATGTCTTGATTATGAAACATATTTTGTATATCTCTCGCTGTTATTTCTTCTCCTTCTTCGAATAAAGTAGCCATGTCTTTTACTTCTATAGTTTGATACCATGCATTTCCAGGATGAGATTGAGAGCTAGTTCTAAAATTAAATATACCAAACTTAGATATTCCTAAATATCTAGACTCTACAAAATCAGCTCTGTCTGCAAGTTTAGGAGTTTGTTGACGAGTTTTAGTTTCTAGTTGATATAGTTTTGCTTCTAATAATATTTTGTTATTTATTTCTAGAAGTTTCATGCTATTCCTCCTTAAACATATCTTTATATAAAGTCTTTAATTCTTCATTTATACTAATTAAATCTTCTAAATATTTTCTTTCATATATTCCTTTTTCTTCTATTTTAAATATAGCTTCAGTTGCATTAGATACTATTGCATTTAAAGCTTGAGTTATAGATACACTCTCTATTTCTGATTGAGGATTTAATTTATCTAAAGCTTTATTCATTTGCTTTTTCTTAGCATCATTGAAGTCTACAACATTAGATTCATTTAGTTTTTCTATTAAGCTTCCAGTTATCTTCATATTATCTTCCTCTCTTTAAATCAGTAAGCCTCAGAATTAATTCTAAGACTTTTTCTGATTTAATTTATATAATTCTATTAGCCAATTTCTCTACCAACTGTATCTTCTGGTGGAGTAACTCCGGTATCTAAATCTGTGCCGTCATCTACAGGTTCTGTTTCTGTAGTTTCAGCATCTAAATCTGGAAGTTCTTCATCTCCAGTTTCTTCAGTAGGTTCTTCATCTATTCCAGGTCCAGATATAATATCAGATGGTCCGCTAGTTGGACTTACTGGTGAGCTTCCTGCTCCACTACCTAAGTTTCTTCCATCTTCTCCTGTAGGAGCTACTGCTGGTTGAATCTTTTCATCTTCTACTATTTTTTCAAATAAGTCTGAACCGAAGAATTCTTTTAATAATTTATCTCTAGTTTTACTATACATATCTGATTCAAACGTTATTCCTAATGAAGCTAATCTTTCAATCATTGCTCCAAGAGTTTCCATTTGTTTTTGTTTTAACTCTGCTCTTGCTGAGTCCTCAGCTGAATTTACTGATGTAAATATAATTCTGAAGTCAGGTAATTCAGCTAAAGCTTTCTTAGTTCTAGTCATTTCTAAGTATTTTAGACATAAGTCTTTCAAACCTTCAGCTAAGATTGTTTGTAATCTTTGAACTGTTCTACAATATCTTATGTCTAATTGAGTAAGTGAGGTATTCATCATTCCTGCTGTATCTTCTCCAAAACCGAAGTAAGCTTTAGGAGTTCTTAATGCAGCAAATAACTTGTCTTTAAAGTAATCTAAGTCAACTGCATCAGTCATGTTTATGTCTCCACCTACAGTTTTAACATCTATAACTCCGACACCGTTTCTAGTTGGAATAAATATAGAGTCTCCTAATGGAACTTGTGATAAGTTAGAATTATATATTCTATTTCTTACATCTACAGTTTCATCAGCTTTTATTTTATTTTTTAATCTTTCCAATATATCATATGTCTCTTTATTTCCTTTTGCTCCAACTTCTACTGAGAATATTCTATATAGTAAAGACCTTGTCATTCTTGTTAATAGAAGAATATCTTCCATTGCTGAAAGTACTTGCCAAGCTGTCATTGCATTTTCTAAGAAAGATTCTCCTCTTTCTAATTGATAATATTCTTTCTTATCAGCAGTTTCTCTAACTCCACCAACTTCAAAAGTAACTTTATGTTTACCTGTATTATTAGTAAAATTGATTATTCTATCTGGCTTGATAAATTTATCTGTATGGTCTCTATCTACATAAGCTATAAGTTTTTGTTTTGCATATACTGCATAAAGATTAGTTCCTCTTCCTATAGTTTCTGTATACCATCTTCCTTTTAGCATCTTTTTAAAAGAAGTAAGCTCAGCTTCTGTTAAAAGTTGATTTCTTTGTTTTCTATCTAAAGTAGTTTCAAAAGCATGTTCTTTTAAGTTCCATTTTCTATTTGATAAATCTGTTCTTTGATTACCATATTTCTCATAATCTACTTTTAGATGTTCATTGTCTTGAACCATTTTCATATCTGAAAGTAATTCTTTTTCAGTTAATATACTCTTTATTTTATCATTAACTGGAGATAAATAATCTCTGTTTGCTTCAACTAAAGTTAATTTATCATCTACTAATGCATCAGCAAAATCTAATTTTACATGAGCATCTCCATATTTAATTATTCTTTTTAGTATAGAACTTAAATATTTTTCCATTCTTAAATCTTCAGTTAAGAATCTATAAAGCTCTTTAGATAATCCTTTTGATAATTCATTTTCATATTGGTCATCTGGAGTATCTACTTCTACTTTAAACATGGTTCCTGAGTATGGGTCTTTTTGTAGTGCATCTTCTGTCCACATATCGATTGCTGAAGCTATGATTGAGTCTTGACACATTCTATCAATAAGTAAATCATTATTCATATAATTACTATCTATTTTAGTAATTCCGTTGTACGAAGCTATAAGCATTTATTCCATTAATACTTGCATACTCTTTTAACCAGTCGTTAGAATTATCTTTAGGAGCTGCGGTATTTTTATTTTTTCTATTAATTAGAGCCACTTATTTTACCTCCTATCTTAGTTCTCTTCCAAACTTAGATTCTATTCCAAGTCTAGACTCTAAATAATCTAGTTTAGATAATAACTCATCAAATTCTTTATCTTCTAAACTAACTTTTCTAGAGTTATATTCATTTATTTTTCTTCTTATTTCATAGACTTTATTCATTAATTCTTCTGTAGATTTATTTTCCATTTGTCTTTTCCATAAACTTAAATCTGATTCTGAAAGAAGTCTTATCTTCTCTGATAATTTCATAAGTTATCACCTAAA